ACTGTCACTAGTACTTATAATCGTATTAGTAACTCATTCGCGGCGGCACCGCCCGCGGTTATCTGGTCGGCGCGTCCTTTGGATTGGAGATAAGATGTATTTACTAATATTCTTTTACGCGGTGTTCATAGCACCTCTATTGTACTGGTATAGGGAGAAGAACACCCTCATGCTATTACTCTACCCGCCTATCTCGTTAATTACTTTTATCTATATTGCGGGGTATAAATGAGACGTTATTCGATCACATACACCGTTAATAGCCATGATCCAATGTGCAAAAAAGAGAGCCGCAATTATGCAAAAAACTTTAATTATAACACGAGTGATATCAGTAAGGCGATTGTCCACTTCACCGCTTTACTTGATTCGTGCTATGGGGAGGGTAATTATCACATATATAGTGTGGAGTTGATACTCTTCGAGCTCGAAGCGTTATATCCATTAGAGCGCTTGTAAGGGCTCGCATAGGTCCTGGACCTACTGATACCTATAAAAGCCATGTAATTGCTCTGAGTGTAGCTTAAACCGCTCTGTATAGCCCGTTATAGTATTGCCTATAGCGGGCTTTTTGTTTTGGTGGAGGGTTATTGATAGGAGATTTCGGTATGCTATCAGGGGGCGATTAGTGTTTATGGTTGCGTTGCGCAACCAATAACGATTTTGTTATACTTTTAGCCCGCACAACTCATAGTCATAAGCCACTCATAGCCAACTATTAACAAGCTTAAAGTACACTTAAAATGAGCTAATAGCAAACCTATGAATGACGAAAATGTTATAAAAAATCTATGAGCTATGGGCAAGCTATGAGCAGGCTATGAGCAGGCTATGAGCTACGGGTAGGCTATAGGCAGGCTACAGGCAGGCTATGAGCAAGCTATAGGCAGGCTATGAGCACCACGCCCCCCCCGTCACAAGGGGGCCGGGCACGAGGGAGCTCGGGCGAGGCACCCATAATAATTTTCAGCATTTTCTAGCATATCTCAAAGTCAATAATGCACAGACTTATAGTCAACTACCCATTACTTTTAGAGTGCCTCGCGTACGCCCGCGCTATGCGTATATATAATATATGGCGTTAGTTGAGCACGAACTGGCCGCAAATATAGAGCATACGCAAACTATAGGGACTTTTTATTTTAGCTCTCAAAAACTTTACGTATTATTTGTAAATCACTCCCAGTGTACATTTTAAGTGTGATTTTAGTCCGAAAAGTGCCCGTTGTTTTAAGTTTTGCTGGCCAATCGTGTCATAAACAGCATTTTTTTAGGACACTATTTTCACACTATTATCTCCTCAGAATTTATTCACTACTCACTGAATTTAAACACCCTACAACAATGACGCTTGCTTGTTCCAGTGAATCTTTGTGTGTTGGAAATGTGTGGCCACTTTTGAAATGCGTTTTTTTTATACCCCTTTTTGGCGAAGATTGTACCAGCGATATTTTATAAACTTTATGTATTGTTTACAGCACCTTTACCAATTGCGAAACACATGTTATAATAGTTGAAACAAGGAGAAAACATGAGCGAGATAAACGAATTAGTGGAGATGTCCGGGCTTAGCGAATCAGATATAAAGTTCGCAGAGAAGTATATGGAGACGTACTGCGCCACTACAGCTAACAAGTACGCTTTTCCCGATAAGAGTCCACGTTATGGTGCCAGGCGTCTGAAAGGGCGTGCAATGTCCGAGTATATCCAGAAACGTAGAGCAGAACAGATGGAAGCTATCTGTATTGATGCGAACCGAGTTCTGGCAGAAGTAGCGGCTATGGCATTTACGGATATCAGTGATGTTGTCGATTGGGACTCAGCGCAGAACTCTTTCAGTTTAAAAAACAAAGAAGATTTGACACAAGCCCAAAGAAAGTCTATAAAGAAAATAAGCCTGAAACGAACCCCCCTTGAACATGGTGACAAAGTCGAGATCTCTGTGGAGATGCACGATAAGATCAAAGCAATCTCAATGTTGGATAAGCATCTGAACATTCTTGGTGATGCCAAAACCCTCGTACAGGTCAATCAACAGAACAATGTCAGTATAGAAGCTTCCGATATGACGGATGAACAGCTTAAGAATCTTATATCCGGACAGAATGTTACTGAAACGTTAGGGGAAATAACAAAATGAGCTATAAACAAACACGAGCAGACTTTGAATATTTGGAAACAATCATCGAGTTAGAGGATACTGTTGAGCAAATGAGCGACCTAACTGATTTTATGCGGAATCCTACAAAGAAGTTTGCACAAGAGTTATATGAGGCGATGATCAGTGGGTGGTTCGGTGAGCAGTACACTACGCATAGTCGCTTTTTAGGCTCTACTGAATTTAAACCTGACAAGCGGACCAAACGCATCGCAGATAGATATCGTATTGATCTGGATTATCTCGATGACTAAAATAACAGTTGACCTCCGTGAAGCGAGATGCGAACTTGCAAGACGTTCCTTTTGGGAGTATCTCAAACTCACCGACCCCAGATTCTATAAAGAATCACGACCCCATCTAAAAGAACTTGCACAGATTCTGCAGGACTTTTCCGAGAATAAACTACTTTCACCTAATGGTAAAGCCGCAAAGATTCTTCTGCTGAACCTCCCTCCTCGTACCGGAAAGTCATATACACTCACGAACTTCTGCTCGTGGCGTATTGGAAAGACGTGGATTGATGCTGAAGCTAAGACCGAACAGATCATTACCGTCTCCTACAATGATGATATGGCGATGGACTTTTCGAAGTACTGCCGTGATAATATTATCCAGGAACGAGTAGATCCGACAGACATCGTCTTCAGTGATATTTTTCACCGCCGCACGAAAGGTGGTGTTGAGCAGAAATGTACTGTTGGCGCAGGGGCTGGTGGAGCGAAGAAATGGGCTGTTACTGGAGAATTTTTCAACTATCTTGGCGCAGGATTTAAAGGTCAGATCACCGGTAAAGGTGCGAGCCTCGGGATTATTGATGACCCGATAAAGAACCGGGAAGAGGCGTATAACGATAATACGCTCGAATATATCTGGAATTTCTACAAAAATACATTCCGGTCACGTATCGAATCGGGTGGCCGGCAGATTATAAACCATACCCGTTGGCGATCAGAAGACCTGGCAGGACGTATCCTTGAGCTCTACGGCGATAAAGTATATGTTCATAAGCGTGGAATCGTAGAGAATCCCAAATGGGAGAGAGTCGTCACCACTGATCATAATGGTCGTGTGACTGATACCCGGGAAAAACTTATTGGAGGGGATCTGCTATGTGAAGAACTTGCCAATTGGGAAGATATAGAGGACTTTTTCCTCGCAATCGACATCGACATCCTAATGGCGAACTACTTCCAACAGACGCTCGATATACAGGGGCGTTTGTATCAAAAGTTCCAGACCTACGATCCGGATAAGTTCCTTCCAACAGGTGTCCGGAAAAATTACACTGATACTGCAGATACCGGTGACGATTACCTGTCATCTATTTGCTACATCGAATATGAAAAACAAGCATATGTGATTGACGTGGTCTATACCACCTCAGCGATGGAAGTCACCGAGCCTGAAGTGGCGAATATGCTCCATCTGAACCATGTAAACTCAGTAAAAATAGAGTCAAACTCTGGTGGTCGTTCGTTTTCAAGAGCTGTTAAGAGAATTTTAACCGAAGATCACAAGAATCATACCTGTGTTGTTGAGGCCTTTGCTCAATCTCAGAACAAGAACTCAAGAATCCACACAAACGCACCTTGGGTGCAAAATAACATTTTTTTCCCATTTGACTGGGCAAAACGATGGCCCATGTTCCATAAGGCGTTGACATCGTACCAAAAGCAGGGTAAAAATAAACATGATGATGCTCCAGATGCTATTACCGGCGTTGCGGAGAATTTTCAGTGCCTCGGGGGCATGCCGATATTCAATCCACGAAAGCATAAGAAACGAGGTTTTGCCCAATGGCAGTAAAAAGACAGTTAATCATGACTTCTGGCGTAAAGCAGAAGCACCCCGAGTACGAAGAACGCGCACCACAATGGGTCCGCATGCGCGACGCAATTGCCGGTCAAGATGTCGTGAAATCAAAAGGGAAAGACTACCTTCCCGAACTGAATGCGAACGAAGATAAAGACGCATACCAAACTTACCTCGATAATGCTGATTATTTTAACGCTACCGGGTTGACCTTTGAAGCTTTCACAGGTATGATCTTCCGGAAGTCACCGCAAATCGGAGACCTCACAGTTGAAAAAGTACTTGAACACCAACTTCTCTCCAATGTAGACCTCGAAGGTCGCTCAGCGTATGAGTTTACTCGCGATATCGTGAATGAAGTCAATGCTGTTGGTAGAGTTGGTGTACTTTACGACATCCCCACCGCCGAAACCACTGAAATGACTATCTCTGAAAAAGAACAGTCAGGCATCCGCCCATATGCCAAGATGTACCACGCTGAAGCGATCATCAACTGGAAATTCCAAAACATTAACGGCATCAATAAACCAGTGATGGTTAATCTCCGGGAATCAGTTGAGCAAGAAGATACTGATATTTTCAGCCATGATACCGTCTACCAGTACCGTGTATTGCGTATTATGAACGGCGCGTATATCCAGCAGATATATAACCACGACGAGGTGCTAGTCGATACAATCATCGATATTCGTGATAATGGCGTCCCTTTCACCCATATCCCATTTGTATGTATTAACTCGTCTCATTTGGGACTTTCCACGAAGAAACCACCCCTTCTCGACCTGGCTGATACAAATTTTTCCCATTACCGCGCATCCGCATCACTTGGCGCGAACATTTTTATGTTCTCTCGTATCACTCCGCTTTTCAAAGTGCCACATCAATATTGGAAAGAGTTCATCGACCATCCAAAAGAATTCGGCGTCACAAAATCAATCGTGATACCCACTTCTAAAGATGGTGGTGACTCAGATGCCGCTTTCCTCGAACCGAAGTCTGACTTCACACCAATCGTAAATCACATGGATCGCCTAGAGACCCGAATGGGTGCCCAAGGTGCCAGAATGTTATCCGGAGGCAAAGCAGGTGTCGAAGCCGCCGCTACTGTCCGCCTGGATATGTCTGGCGAGCTCTCCATCCTTTCAGCGATCGCGGACACAATAAGTCGCGGTTTGGGAGAAATTTTCTCCCTGTTGATGGGTAAACCGACCGAAGTGAACCTAAACTCTGACTTTACTGCGGCTCCAATGGACGCTGGATTGATCTCAAGTCTCCTCATGGCACTGCAGGCTCAGCGTATTAGCGAAGATCAATTTGTCGATGCTCTCATCCGTGGTGATGCAATCAAGTCTGAAAATAATATAATTACCGACACGGAGTTCACTCCGTCCCCACCTACTGCCGAAGCTCTCGGTGTCCCTGCCGCCGATGGCGAGCTAAAAGGACGTGAGGATAACGTCAAGAAAAAGGAACCTCTCAGTGGCCCCAATGGCCTTGAGAATACCGACTAATCAACACAACAACAACAAGGAAAAAACACATGAAAAAAGACCTAGACATCACCGACGTCAACGATGCTAAAGCAAAAATCTCTGACATTACTGTCTGCGGAGATGGGGATATGTTCCAACTCCTATGTAAGGCTTCAAGTAAATCTCAAGGATGGATGAAGTCCACTAAGGCTATGGTTGCACCAGGTGGAGTGGTCCTTCAAGTGACTACCCAGCAAGGGGAAAATGTGGCAGAAGCCCTGACGTATATCCCTGACGCCACCATAGTTGATGACATCAATGGTGGTAAAAGACTCGTAAGTATTAGTGTCGCCGAAGGTCTACTGAAATATGCTCCACTATCTACGGAGGAGGCCTAAAGCTGACGAAATCGTATACTCTGCTGAGAGTCAGCAAGCCGCCATCGAGAAAGCTGTAGCTGATGCAATCGCCGCGAATAATACAAAACGCGATGAGCAAGAGCAAGGTCTGAAACAGAACCGAGATTCTTTACTCGCGCAAGGCCGCGAATTGAAGGATAAGCTCCAGGCGAACGAAGATGAGTTGACCAATCAAAGGCTCAACGAAACCAACGTTGCCGAGATCCGCAGTGAAATCGAAACAAAATTGAGAGGCGAATACGATACACAGCTCTCAGATCAGAAAATTGCGCTTGACAATCTACAAAAAACGATGGATAATAAGACCATCAACAGCGCATTAGATGCGCATCTCAACGACTTAAAGGTTAAGTCTACTCTAAGAAACGCTCTGAAAGCAGTGATTCTGGCTGAAAACAAGATCAGTTTGACAGACGGCAACGTAATGATCGGGGATCAAGACGCAAGCAGTTACATGACAGCATGGTCTAAAAGTGATAAATCAAAAGATTTCATACTCGCTGAACCGAGTACTGGTGGTGGTAGTAACGGTTCGAATACAAGCGCAGTTGAAACAGTTGATTTCAGTTCTTTATCAGGCACCGATGCATTTATGCATGCCTGTGAAGCTAAAAAGTAAATTAACCGGAGAGACACATGTCTATTACTCTATGGCAAGAAGCCCAGCTCGCGAAGCTGGACCCAGCCGCACTCGCCGCGCAGATGCAGATCGCGCGTTCTTCTTCAATTTTTCAACTGCTCCCGTTCATTCAGGTAAGTGATTATCAGCACGATGTCACGTATAGTAATGAAGATGCTCGCGGAACTTTCCGTGCCATCAACGAAGAGCTGTCCGAAGGTTCTGCCAGTTCTGCGACTTTGCAGTTCAGTCAGGCCATCCTCGGTGATAAAGCTGAAATTGATCGCAACATCATCAAGAACAAAGGTATTCAGTCTTTCGCCAAAGAAATGGCTCAGAAATCCGCTGGTGTTGGTTTCACATATGCTGAGAACTTCATCAAAGGTACGAAGTCCGCTGACCCTCGTCAGTTTGATGGTCTCCAGACTATCATCGAAAACTACCTGCCTGCATCGCAGTCGTTCTTGGCACCTGTGCCAACCGCCGGTGGTGATCCACTAAGCCTCCTCCTGCTCGACGAAGCTATTGACGCTGTTCGCAACCCGAACGCCATCATGGTTTCTGCTTCTCTCGCGAGAAAGTTCTGGGCCGCTGGACGTGACAGCTCTGTCGCTGGTTTCGTGAACTACCTGCCGAATGATCCTGCAACTGGTCTTGGCGTTGCCATCACTCAGTATAACGGTATCAATATCGTTCCGATCAAGAACACGTTCAATCGTGACACGATCCTTCCGTACAACGAACCGGCATCTAATGGTGGAGCTCTTCAAACGACTTCACTCTACGTTGGTAACTTCAGCACTGAAGGTATCTACGGTACTCAGAACGGTTCTGTCGAGAGTAACATCTACGGCCAAGTCCCAGGTTCTGTCATGTACAAAGGTGACGTTGAATGGCAAGCAGGTATGGGCGTTGACCATCCGCTGTCTGTTTCTCGCATCAGTGACATCACTGACGCCGCAATCACAGCTTAATAGGAGGAAATTCTAATGGCTAAGAAAAACATTACTGCACTTCCTTTCGACCTCGCCCTATTGTTCGGCGAAGCAACCACCGTTACCGCTTCTGGCGTTATCGGTGCCGTCGTTGACCTCAAAAGCCTCGGCTTTAACGAAGGTACTGTCGTCGTAGACGTCACTGCTTCCGACGATGCCTCAGCGAACGAGACTTACGTCGTTACTGTTGAAGTTTCAACTGACCTCGCTTTTACTACTCCGGTAGCGATTGCGACCAGAACACTCTCTAAAGGTGTTCTCGGCAGTCAGTTCATCCCGGTGAATAACCAGGGTGAAGAGATGTACCAGTACATCCGCCTCAACAGTACTCTCGGTGGAACAACTCCGAGCTTGACTGTAAATGCTTACCTATCTGAGTCAATCATCAGATAATCAGCAACAGAGCCTCATCTTCGGATGGGGCTTTGCCCTGACTACCTAAAACGACGTTCACTAACAAAAACCAAGGAATAGACATGCATATCAAAATTTACGACAAGAAAGGCGAACTCAGAGCCAACCGCAACGGCGAACCTCAACTCATCCACGCTGTGGACGCCCAGAACGCTGTTAAGTCGGGTATTTACCGCGCAGAGTACGAAGACGTCAAGATCGGCGATCAGGTGAAGCGTATGATCGTTTCTATCCACGAAAAGACTGTGGCTGATAAGAAGAAAGAAGCCGCCGCAAAGCGTAAAGCTATGACGGCTCAAGCAAAAGCGCTTGAAGCTGAAGAAAAAGCTATCAACGAAGAAGCCGCCGAAGAAAAGAAAGACGAAAAGAAATAAGGTAATCCTATGGCCCGCCCTCGAACACGACGAATAAATTTAGCTCGAAAAACTCCCGGCTTCCGCGTCGGGAAGACTCGTGGGGCCTCGGGGGCTGTCATGAACAATCTAATGATGCCTCGCGCCGCAGGTGGTGGTGGCACTTTTTCGGCCAACACTGCGAACCTTAACGGTGTTGATCAGTATTTTACCTTTCCCACTGCTTCTGATACTGGCATAACGGGAGATTTCACTTTTATCTGTTGGATTAAAAAAGGCGAGGGCAACGCGGACTTAATGAGCGTTTGGGATGGTGCCGCACCTTTCTTATGGATAGATAGACCCGCAAGTGGGGGGATGGGAGTAAACCTCAACTGGACTGGGCTATCGTGGCAAAGTACACTGGAGATCCCTAATGATAGTGCTTGGCATATGGCGGTATTATCAAGATCAGGTTCAACTGTGTCATTATCTGTTGATGATGGCACGCCAGAGACTACAACTTATGGCACAGTAATATCGCTAGGTATCGAGCTTTTTGCTATCGGTGCTCATGATGGAGGTAATGCCTATGCAAATCCTACACTAGGTTCTATGGGTTATCAAGGCGCGTGGAGTAGGGCCTTAAGTGGTGCTGAACAAACCTCACTATATAACGCTGGTGTGGCGAAATGCTGGGATTCTCTGACAACGGGCGAGAAAACAAGCATCGGCTTCTACTTCTCTTTGGAAAACCATACGGGCTTTACAGGTCAGGAATTGGTTGATCAATCGTCTACAGTAACAAACCTCACCAACTATAACGCCACGCCATTCACTGGCACAGGCTTAGATGTTGAGTGTACTCCATCAACTACTGTCACCTATGCGGCCAACACTGCGAATCTTAACGGTGTTGATCAGTATTATACTGCTACAGCCCCTAGCTATTCAGGCGACTTTACGGTCATGGGTAGATTTAAACTAGATTCACTAGTTGCTTTTGCTGGCGTGTTAGATAACTTCCAAGGTAATGACGGGATAAGTTTGAGTTTTGATGCTGGCGGAGATAATCTACAATTCACGCATGGCACAGGGAGTGGATTTGTTACAGTCTCAAACTCAACCGTTTTAAGTACTGCGACATGGTATTTCTTTTGTGCGCGACTAACAGGCACAACAATGCACTTATCAATAAATGACGCTAATGACATCACTGGGACTTTATCAACTCAGGGTACATCTGCAAATACCATGTTTTATGGCGTTCAAGAGAGTAGTGGTGCTCCTGCCGCAAGTACATATCTAAACGGCACTACTGGCTTCATATATTGGTATGATGATTATTTAACTGACGCAGAGGTAACTACCGCTTATAATGCGGGTGAGGCTCTTTGTACTGAGTCAGCTCTACAAGATAATTTTATTAATGCTTATGAGTTATCTAATTACACAGGTCACACAAGCCAAGAGCTTACCGATACTATAGGATCTAATAATTTAACTGCCTTCAATACACCAACTTATACAAATAATGGCTTAGATGTTGAGTGCTAATAAAAGGAAAAAATCATGAGTAAATTTATAGAAGGTTTTAAAGCTAAGTGTGTAAAATCTGGAACTGAAATTACTACCGGAAAATCATACACTATAATAGATGTTGCTGAGACTCATTTGATTGTATTATCAGACGAGAATAGGAATTATAGGCATCCAGTTGCACACTTTGAGGTAATTGAAGATTTTTGCCCTTGTTGTTTGCAAGAGGTGCAAGATTTATCGGCACTTAAACAGGCTGAACTATTTGAATTAATGAAAGAATTTACCAAGCAAGCGAGGGCTTTAAGATGAAAATGCCAATTACTTATATAATTTGTGAGTATGCAGACTACCAAGATTTACCCGCAAAGCTTTCATGTTGCCATACTGAAGGAGCAGAGAGAAAATCTCTTGATGAGACTAAATTTGTTACCTGGTGCGGCATGATGATGCAATGCACTGAGGAGTGTGTATGTATGACGTGGCGAAATGGCGCTGAACTAGAACTCACG